GTAAGAAGTGATGTAAGTATTGTATGCCAGAACATCAATAATCGTCGATAAGTTAGATCCTTCAAAATCATAGTCAGTGAAATTGGAATTAGATCTAAGATAATCTTTTATCGTTGTTTTTATCTGGTCAAAATCCAGATTGGAGAAATTAACTAGTGGCATTATCGTGCTGGCTCGAGGGCAAATGATAATTGTTGGGGTTGTGCTTCCACTCCAATAATCTCATATTTTATAACAACATCAAATTCAAGTGTATCAAAGTTTGGTGAGACTTGAGTTTTTAATAATTTAACTCTTGGTTCAAAATTGTTTATGGTATTTTGGATTTCATCCTTAATAGATGAAGCCGTAACGTCATCCATATTCTCAAATAAGAGGTTATTGACGTTAGAACCTAAATTCTCATTAAAAAATCGCTCTCCTGGTGCAGTAAGCACCAGATTACGAAGAGAGCGAGCTATAGCAGTCTCATTTTTAACCGCAATAAGGTCATCATTTAAGGGATTAACCTTAAAAGACATGCTAATGTCTTTAAATGTCTTACTTATGCGTTGGACGGGCACTATTATTAGGCAAATATATCTTTA